TACTTTCTACCATAAGGAGATGAGTTAAACCAATCAATCATAGCTTGTGCCATTTCTTTTGATAGTTTAATTCCTTCTACTTCTTTGGTATTACCCTTTACAACCATCTTTAATCCACCGATTGCTGAGATTTCGTTGATTGAGTTTCTTATATCTGTTAATTTCATTTCGTTTCCCTTAAATTGAACAAACACCATCTATTTCACAGATGATATCTCTTACTAATGTATTAATTTTTTTATATGAAGGTGTTTTACCCTTACTTACTACTGATTCATTTACAGGTCTCATAAATGCACCATGTGTTGATGGGTTTGAAACAAAATCCCAACAAATTAAATCAAAATCATCTTCTACAGTAACAGATTTACCATTACTAGCCTCTTTTACAGAACCCATACCTCTTGAAGAGATACCAACCGTACACCCTGCTTCTAAAAGCTCTTTGAGGATGTTGCCTGCTGGTGTTTTAAGTACTTCTACTTTACCCATTACATCATCACCCTTCCAATACACATCTCTGATGATATGTGAAGTGTTTTTTAGCTCAACCACCGAAGATTCGGGGTGGTCTAATTCACCAAATGCTCTATTTTCTTTGATTTCTCTACCTTTGTACTTTTCCACTTCTCTTTCTAAGATTGAACGTGGATAAACTCTACCATTTTGGTTTTCAGCTTCAGCTCTTTGTAGGACACCATTAACAATCAACCTACCATTGTTATCTTCCAATGATTCATTGATTTGCCTCTTAGTTAGAGTAAAAGGAATTGTATCTATAAGTAATCTGCCCATTATGCTCCCCACACTTTTCGTTTTCTATATAAATCAAACATGATTTGTGCTACTTCATATCTAATAAGTAGACGAATATTCTCCAAATCTTTATTTGAAAGTTCTTCTTTTAATATTTTCTTTTTTAAACTCATGCTGAAAGCTCTTTTAGGTTTCTAGCTACTTTTAACATACGTTCTGAAATCTTAGAGAATCTTCTTTGAGTCGATTCCCAATACTGACCATTATGAACACCTGCTTCAGTTTTCAATTTAGTGTTTTGATTAACGATTCTCTCTAACTTAAACATCATACTATTGATTTCTTTAATAGAATGGTTAATTTTCTGATGTTGTTTTAGATTCTCATCTTTCTTATACTCTTTATAAGAAATTTCGTTAATTTTATTTTCTAACTTACGTTCTAATGATTCTAATTTTTTTGAGTTCATCTTTGATTCCTTTGTTTTCTTATAACCTAACACCTCAATGTGGTCATCATCCAACTCATCCTCTTCTTTACTCTTAGAAAACGCATGTGGAGTTTTTACAGGGCCTTCACCACCATCTAAATTAGAGGTTACGTTAGCTTCTTCTATCTCTTCAAACTTATTTTCAATTTCTTTTAGTAAACTTTTCATTTGAATACCCTTTTTAGTTCGTTATGAAGTTCTGTATATCTTAGTAATGATAAAATCTGAGCTTCTGTAATTACTTTAGCTATCTTTACTTTGGATATTAGTTTTACAACTTCGTTTACTTTAATCTGAGTAACCTTATCTGTAACTTTAACTGCTTTAATGTTTTTTGATAAAGAATTACATTCTCTTACTACAAACTTTTTCAGTTTTTCAGAATTATCTACAGAGTTAATATACTCTCTAAGGATATCTTGCTGTTTATCAGTTAATGTAGTATATTTGTTGTTGAAATTTTCAACTAACATCTTCCAAGCAAGTAATCTTACTTCTTTTGGTTGTTTTGAATACTCTTCATTAATAGTACTAACTACTACATCAGTAGGTTGTGAGTTGCCTGTTAAAGATTCCATTAATGTAGATTTACATTCTACATATTCTTTTGGATTATCTGAATTGCTATGTTCAAACAATTTATATATAGATGCATTCTCTTTATAGTTAGATACTCTATAGTTAAAGAAATCTTCTAATACAAAGTTTTTCTTTATTGCTTTAATCAGATTGTATTTTTGTTTATTAAGAACCGATTCACTTAATTTAGCACGTTCGCTTAAAATAATGTTTACAAATTCAGAAGCTTTGTAGTCTGAACCGAATGATTCATCTATCAACGCTTTATACAGTCTAAGCTCTTTAGCTAACTCCGTACTTTTACCAAAATGCTCTCTTATAGTATAAGTAGCTTTAGAATCTCTGTTGTTTAAAGTATCAGTACTTATCTGTCGCACTAATAATTCAAATAGAATTCCTGTGTTTTTGTACTTACTATGTTTTAATTTTTTCATTGTGTTCCTCATCGTTTTGGATAAAAGTAACTATGTATTTTGTTTATAAATATAATAATTTTAAGAATCCAATATGTTTTTTTCATCTAATAATGGCGATGGTGTCTCATTTGTATCAGTTTGTAAGGATTCACGTAACATTTCTTTTGTTTTTACCTTAGATTTCATACGACCAATAACCGCATCAATGTGTTCTTTATTTATTACTGATTTTGCGTTATATCTCTCATTCTTAGATAAAGATTTGTTACCTAATGGGTCTCTACCGAATGGATTTTCATCCGTACCATAGTTACCACCTTCTTTAGGTCTACCTGCTCCATCGAATCCACCTTCTGGCGCACCACCTTTGTTTTCCCCAAATTGACCATCATTACTATCATCACCACTTTGTTGTAATGTTGCTAAATCATGTGGAGTACCAAATGATTCTCCAGTCTTAACCGGGTCATTACCTTCTGATTCAATTTGCTCATGTCTGAATTGTAATTTCAAATCATTGATAACTTTGAATTGCTCTTCTTTCCACTCATCTTCACTCATATTGAATATATTCTTATAAACCCAATCTTGCGATACCATTTTTAAATCTTTTATATCACTAGCCAATGAAATCTTTTCAGACCAAAGGTTTGCTTTCTCTTGTTCGTATATAATAGATGGGTTTGTGAGTTGTAATTCGAAGTTTACTAATTGGTCATCTGTATATCCTTGTGAATATAAATGTACAATTGCAATCTTAGTTAATTCTGAAAGTACAATCTTTTGGATTCTTTCTACAGAACGTGCAAATCTAATATCTTCTTGTGCTAACGTAGCTTTTCCTTCTACACCTTCTTCATATCCAATAAATGCTTTCGGAACTTTAAGTGCGGCTAACATTCTGTTTCTTAGGTATTCAATATCATCAATACCACCAAATTCCATTCCACTTAAAGAATCGATTTCAGTACCACTCTGTCCACCTCTTACAGGTAGATAGTAATCTTCCATCATATTCTGCATATTGAATTTAAGATTGTAATCACCAGTAGTTTCATCGATATAAGGAACTTTTTTCATCTGGTCTATAATAGATGCCATATATGTATCTACTTCTGCAGGTGGAATGTTTCCAATATCAATTTTAAAGATTCTCTTTTCAGGTGCTCTCATAATTCTGTGAATCATCATAGCATCTTCCATAAGAGTTAATTGTTTCCAAGTCTTTCTAGCTCCTTCTAATAAGGAACGACCATAAGGAAGGAAGTTTGTATCTGTTAATAATCTAAAGTGAGCCACCTGAAACGATTCTAAGAACTTAGTATTGTTTCTTTGTGAAATGGCGTTTGTATTTTGTTCTTCTACTTCAAATCTTACTGAGTAAGGATTATCTAAATCATATCCTTCTTCTCTACGAGTTTCATAACAAGATAATGGTTGTGCATTTACAACACCTAACTCATCATCAATATCTAAGAAAAGATAGTAATCACCATATTTGTTCATACCTCTAACCCAAGACCAAAGATTGAACTCAATGTTCAATACATCGTAAAATAAGTTATGTAATGTTTTCTTTAATTTTTCATCATTAGATTTAATACGGATTACATCACCCATATCATTTTTTAACGTACACTCATCTGAGTATATATCTAAAATGGATGAGATAATAGAATCCTTATCCATTGCTTCATAATCGGTATATAATTCTAGCTTATTTGAATGATAGTTAAATCTTTCGTTGTATGTTTGCCAATTCTTTCTTGAGTTAGAACCATGCAATCTACCATACCTATCATAATACGCAGAACCTCTACGATTACCATCAGATTGTAGTCTTGATGAATCTACAACCTTTAACTTATCTTTACCAGTTCTTCTTACAACTACTTGAGTTGAGAATAATCTCTTTAATCTACCAAATAATGATGTATCTGCCATAATGCTTTTTCTTTAATTATCACTTATAATATATAAATATACAAAAAATATTTTTAATAACCTAATTTTATAGTAACCAACTTATATCTTCATCACCTTTACCAGTGTTAACCTTCCAAGAATCCGTTGCTTTACCTTGGTTTGTTTTAAAAACACCTGAATGTTTGGTAGTATGGTTTAATGCTCTTCTAGTTAATTCAATTCCTTGCTGTCTAAGTTTAAGTGCGGTATCTCTTACCCATAACCCTGTACAAAATGATATTGTTAAATCATCATTATACCCAGATTGAGCTTCTGCTCTACTACCATTCCATATAAAAGTAAAAAGTTCATCAATTAATCTTTTGGAACGGATGATTGGAACTCTTTCTCTCATATAAGTATCTAATTTTGATATAACTAACGGGCGTGTTCTACTAGTCATTGAAAACCCTGGAACCATTTGTGATTTATCTTTTAAATCATATCCCTTTTGTAAATGTATATCTTCATCTACATATCCAAATTCTTTGAATGAGTAATATAGATTACTATAGTTTCTATCAATTGCTTCTTGAATAACTGCCCACCCAATGTTAGCGTTTTCAATCACTAACAGTGCATCGTTCCATTCTGTTGCAACATTCACTAACATATTACCATAATCTTTAGTACCAATCTTACCTTTGTATTCTGCTACTTGTTCTACATTCTCTACATCAATGACGTGGAATGCTGAGTAATCTGCTCCATCACCTCTAGCGACATCGGCAACTACTACATAATCTTTAGTATAATTTGGTTGTGACCATATCCAATAGTTTCCATCAAATCCTCTTTTTTCAACAGGTTCCTGTATGTGAGTTTCTTCAAACCATTTTAGGAGCTGTCCATCCACAACTGTATAACCAGATGATATAAAATCACAATCACATTC